CACCGCCTCCTTCTGTTTCGGAAGCTTACCGTGAATTGGCAATCTTTGTCAAAAGATACAGCAATTTTTGCCATAAGGAAAATCTTCAGTGCCGCGCGGCAGTCTCCTTCTCCAGGAAACAGAACACCGCGAAGGCCGCGAGTGCCGCGATCCACAGATAGAAGCCGGCGCCGAGGTGATCGACGTAGTTGAGATCCTCGGGCTTCATCGAGCTTTCATTGAAGGGAATGGCCTTCAGCGCATAGGACTGCAGGCCGAGCGCCAGCGCGGCCGCTGCCAGGACCGTTGCGACGATCCGCTTCCCGATCTGCGACAGCAGCAGGGCCAGGCCCATCAGGGGAGCCGCATACCAGGCGAACACGCCGAGAAGCGGCCCCAACCACCCCATCATCAGGATCTCGTAGCCGCGCGCGACCCCGGCGACGGGCGCGTCCCAGCCCTGGCAATAGTCGAGGATCCTTTGCTTGTCGACGAAGCTCCGACCGGCAGCGTCGCCCGCCGCGAGCCCGCAACTGGTCATCCCCGAGCCGCCGAAGGAAAAGGCATCGCACTGCACGTCGTCCTGAACGGCGTAGGCGCATTCGCCATGCTTGGGATTCGATCGGACGTCGGGCTTGTGGACGATGCCGGGCAAGGCCAGGGACGCGGCGAACAGCGCCAGCCCGGCGATCAGCACCCACCGTCTCGCTCCGCGCATGATCGCCTTTGCGCCCGTTCGTCGTCGGAAATTCGGTTCCCTGGGAATGCGAGCCTAGGGCTTCCCGACTCAACCGGCAATGGCACGGCACCGGTCCGTTCTTGCTCTAGAACTCGCCCCGTCTGAGCGTATCCTCGATTCCATCGAGATCGGCCGGCGCATCGGTGGCCGCACGATCCATGCGCTGTTCGATCTTGAGCGCAGCACTGCTGCTATCGGCCTCGTTCGTGGCGGTCCCGGCCGATTTGCCGAAGCGCCAGGCAAGCCAGACGATGCCGAGGACTGCGAGGACGCCGGCGCCGGCGGCGATGAGCGTGTTCATCAGCTCTGGGCCGAAGCCGGCTGCTTGTTCGGCACGAGCCAGACCAGGAAGGTCGTGACGACGCCACCGATGGCGGACACCATCTCCGGCGTGGCCCAGGGCAGGTCGATGCCGAAGGCGGCCAGCAGCGTCACGAGCGAGCCGAGGAAAGCCACGATGGCCTTGTTGTATTGGGACATGGTCGAGCTCCGAGGTTGCGGCGGCGCTTTGCGAGGCCGCGGGTTGCAGGAACGTCAGGCGATCAGTTGTCTTCGAGATAAAGCGCCGCTTCGGCGAAGCGCCGGCGCAGCAGGCCGCGCAGCTCGCGGCCGCCGGCCCGGTCCCACAGCGGGAATTGCTTGGCCGCACCCAGCCGGTCGCCTTGATTATGCAGGGCCAGAAGCGTCGAGCCTTTGAGCCGGGCGACGCCGAGATTGAAAGCGAAGCTCAGGAGAGCATCGAACTCCGAAGGGCGGATGCCGTCGCGCAGCAGGGCCGAGAGGGCCGGCTCTCGCTCCGCCAGGTCGTGCTGGAGCTGCCGCTCGGCCTCGGCTTCGGTCACCTTGTTGCCGGGTCCGACCTCCGGCCCGGTATGGCCGTAGCCGATCGTCCAGACGCCCACCGGGTCCTGATAGGCCTCGAGCCGCAGGCTCTCGAACGACCGGATCAGGGCGAGACCGCGAGGGCCCAGGCGCATCACGGGCCGCTCCAGGGCAAGGAACCCTTGCCGGCGAGCCAGAAGGCGAGGCCGAGGACGACGAGACCCGCGATCCAGGCGAGCTTGCGCAGCACGCCGCGGCCGACATCGGCATAGACCTGGTCGAGCGCCTTCTTGGCGGCCCGGGTCGCGATGGCGTCGATCTGCGCCTCGGTGAGAGGAACGGGCTCGTTGCTCATGTCAGCTCCGTGGGCCAGAGGGCCTTGAGCGCCTCCGGCGTGGCGGCCTTCGACAGATCGGTCGCTGCCGGCAGATCGCGCAAGCGTTGCTTCTCGCCGGCAATCTCGGCCTGCCGGGCGCTGTCTCCGGTCTCGACCGCCCGGAGAAACGGAAGGTCGAGAGCTTTGAGCTTTGCATCGCGCGCGGCGCGAATCCGCCCGAGCTGGATACTCCGCGCCCTGGTCATGTCGACCGTGATCGCGTTCCCCTCCTGGGCCCAGGCGTCGCGGAAGCTTCGATCGGCGGGAATGGCGGAGTCCGGGATTGGCCAATGACCGATGGCCTTGACCGGGCTGGTCGATTGCCACTTCTCGATCTCGGCCGCGACGACTGCCGAGACATCGCCCTCGATGCCGGCAATCGTCATGATCGAAACGCCGCCATCCGCGCGGGCGATGGCGATGCGGACCGGTTCCGTCATCATTGATCTCCGAAGAACACGAGGCAGAAACTCGTATCGCCCACCCCTTCGGTCGAACCGCCGGCGGTGACGACGCGATAGGACGAGGTGGCCTTGTTGGCGCTGACGCCCCACAGATCGAAGTTCGTGCCGGCATCCTCGGGAATGCCCGCGACCGTGTAGGTCGCGGTCGAGAAGGCGGTGGCGAAATTGACGGTGGTGGTGCCTGTGGCGTTGTCGGTGACCGAGGAAACATTGTGGGAGGCCGCCAGCGATGGCGTGCCGCCCGAGAGGGTGACCGAGGCCCAGGCCTTGGCCACGCCCGGATGGAACTGCGCCCGGCCCGCGGTCACGAGCTTGGTCGTATCGCTCGCGCTCTCCATGTCGGACGCGGTTGCGATCGCGGCGCCGACCGGCGTCCCGTCCTTGCGGCAATAGACCGGCACCCGGATCGTCTCGGACCCGTCTTCCGACAAGACCAGGCAGGCATCGCCCGCCGCCGTTGTGATGTTGGCGCCCGTCGGCAGGATCAGCGACGTCGCATGATGCGTAAGCGTCAGGGCGCCATCGAAAATCAACCAGGCGGTCCGTCCGGCCTTGTCGGTCGCGAAGTCGATATCCGTGATGGTCGTGCTGCCCGTCACATGGAAACAGCCGCCCTCGCCGATCGAGATCGTCGCCGCCGAAGCGATATCGGCGCCCTTCTCCCACAGGGCGGCGAGGCCGTCCGGCGTGACCGCGCGGGTCGCGTCGGTGCCGGCGAGCGTCTCAGCCGTCGTCGCGAGCTCCACCGTGCCCTTCGCCGTCGCCGAGGCCAGCGGAACGGCGCCGTTGCTGGCCGACAGGATGCCGAGCCAGACCGTCAGGCTTTCGTTCTGCAGCGCGCCCGTATCCCAGGTGACATTGACAGTGGTGTTGGTTGCGAAGGAGGAGGAAGCGATGACGCCGTAGATCGTGCCGGTGGCACTTCCCGACGCCTTGATCCGGCGCCCCACATGCCACGCCGCGGTGACATCGGCGCCGGCGATGGTGAAGGAACTGCCCGAGGCGTAGTTGATCGAAGCCGTCCCCTCGCCGTCGCCATATTCGAACCATTCGGCCGAGTTGGCATAAGCGCGGATATCGGCCAGCGCCTGGCGCAAGGCATTGTTGAGATTTCCTGCCGGGCAGCTCTCGGCGATGTTGATCCCCGAGATCGCCGTATTGCTGCCGGCGGTCGTGCTGAAGTCCTTGACGGGCATGACGATCGGTCCCTGAAGATTGCCGCCGCTCGGGCGGTCTCGGCGCATGCCGGGAAAAGCTGCTCGGAGCCGCGCGGGAAGCACCCGCGCGACGGCTGTCGGCGCGGCTCCCCGACGGCTTCGGCGGCGAATGAGATCGCAGGTGTCGTTCGGCCCGGCGGATCAGGAATCCCGCACGGCGACGTCAGCGATGATCGGCGCTCTTGGTTCCGGCATCGCTTGCATCGACCCAGGCAAGCCGGCCATCGACATAGTCGACGACATGGTGCCGATGCAGCTGTCGCTCCGAGGGATCGAGGTCGAAACCGATATCGAGGCCGTCATGATGACGGACGAGATCGTCGGGAATCTGCTCGCGCTCGTACCAGGCGAGGACGGGATAGCGCAGGACCCGGACATTCATCGATCGCCCGAGCGGTTTCACGTCGGCTTCCTCGCCGACGACCGGGAGCCAGCGCTCGCGCTCGGGCAGCGGCAGCTTGCGCCGTTCTTCGCGGATATGGGCCACGGCTCGTTGCGTGACTCCGGGAAACGTCATCGGCCGTCACATCATGTCGCTGTCGGGCCCCATCCCTTGGCCGCGAAACCGGAAAGCCGGGCAGCCACCGGGACGGGTGGAATTGCCGCGGATGATCGCACCGCTGGGGCATAAATAGAAGCAGAGCCCGAAGGGCGACAGCGACGGGATGAGCCGGCATGGCTCATGACCCTGGCCGCCGCCCGGCGGTCCCGGATCGAGGACGGGCTGGAGCCCGTAGCCGGCTGTCGCGCTCCCGGGGTCGGCGCCGGCGAGAAGCGCGATATCGCCCGCGCCGAGGCGGGATGCGGTCGGCGCGCCGTCCGTGCCACCGGGCAGCCCCTCCTCGTAGCGTCGCCGCCCGCTATCCAGCCCTTCGACGAGGCCCTGGACCCCTTGGCCGATCGCCTGGCCGCGGGGCGCCGTGGCGACACGGACGCCGGCATCCATCAGGCCCCGCGCGATCTGCGCCCACCGTGCCGCATCGGCGTCATAGCCGGGCGGATGGCGGTCGCTCGGATAGCCGGGCAGAATGGAGGCGGATCTGCCGAGCAGTCCGGCGATCGCCTCCCACAGGCTCAATGGATAGGCCATCACCTCCCCCACAGGCTGGCCAGCGCGCCCAGCAGGCTGATGCCGGCCCCGACGCCCTGCTGGAGGGTGCTCGGGCCCAGATTCGGCGTCTTGGTGGTCTGGGTCTGCCCGCCCTGGCCGGAGAGGAATCCCAGATAGGTCGCGAGCGCATTTTGGTCGGCGGTCGAGGTTGTATTGAACCGCTGCACCGCCTCGTTCAGCAGCGCCTGGGCCTGCGATTGCCGCTGCTGGCCGATCTCATTCAGCGCATTGATGTCGACATAGTCCTGGCTCGCCAGCTGCGGCGCATAGCTCGCGGCCTGCTGCTGATAGCCGCGCTCGGTCTGGTAATTCTGATTCAGGACCGGGGCGAGGCCCTCGGCCAGCCCGCGGGCGGTCGCCTGGTTGCTGCCATAGCGGCCGGCTCTCGAGAGCTGATCGGTGATGGTCGAGCCCGCGCGCGCGGCCAGCGTCGCGTTGTAGGGGTTGCTGTCGAGGTAGTGGCCGCCCAGCACGCGGCCCAGATAATCGGCCGCCGCCGCATTGAGGGGCGAGCCGTTGACCGCGCGCGCGGTGCCCATCGCCTGAGCCTGGAGCTGCTCGGGCGTGAAATCCGCCGTCGCCGCGAAGTCGGGCACCTTGGGCGTGAGCGCGCCGCTGTGATAGAGCTGCCCCGCTTTTGCGATGACATCCTGCAGCGGTTGCTGGACCGGGGCCCAGGGCGCCGTGCTCTGCACCGTCTTGCTCGAACCGCCGTCGCCGCCGAAATCAGGCATCGTGGAAATCCTTCTCTACCAGGTGATGCGTCAGCTCGTAGCCGAACGGCTTCAGCACGCGCGACCAGCCGGGGCGGGCGACGAGGGACATGCCCCGGCAGCCTTTCGCCTTGGCCCAGGCCTCGATGACCGAGACATGCTGCTGCCAGCGCTCGCGCCGCTCGCCGATGCAGATCTGGATATGGCAGACCGTCTTGCGCGGATAGACCGCGATCTCCGTCACCACGACGGCCAGCGCGTCTTTCGCGGCTTCGTCCCAGGCGATCCAGATCTGCTTCTCGCCATGACGCGCCGAGCGGCGGATGTCGAAGGCCGCTTCCTTGCCGCGCGATGCGGCGCAAGCCTCTTCGATCCGTTCCTCGATCAGCGGCCAGACCCGATCAACGGTCTCGGGCGGGATTCCGACCAGCACCGTCAAGCGACCGGCCGCAGATAGGGAATCGGCGCAACGGCACCCACGCCGAAGCGTGAGGAACCGCTATAGCCCGGCAGCCATGCCGGATTCTGCGCCAGATAGGCGAGCAGGCCCGACGGCGGGCGGGAGCGCGGGATCGGCGGCGCGGCTGCCATCGCGGTCGATGAACCCGGAGGGCGGGCGCCGGCCGCGCGTCGAACGCCCTCCCGCGCCGCCGCGATGCGGCCGATCGCGTCGTTGAGGTTCTGCCCCGCTCCCTGCGCGACCTGTCCTTGGTTCTGGCTGGTACCGGTCATGCTGGGCGAGCCCGTCGAGCCGCCGAACACATCCGGGCCGAGGCCGATCTCCGCCGGCCTCCCCAGCAGATCGCTGATCTGCGCCGCCGCGAGCCCGAGCCCGGGCACGCCCAGCGCCATGCCGGCGAGACCGCCGATCAAGCCCGCCGGATCGAAGCCCCAACTCGCCATGCCAGCGGTCGGATCGATCGCGGTGCCGGTCTGGGTGGCGTTCTGCGCGGCCTCGAGCGCGCGGTCGTAATCCAGCTTCTCGCGCAGCCCGAACAGCGAATCCAGGAGGCCGCCGAAGCCGTCGTCGTAGCTGTCCGTCACCTGGTCGCGATAGGCGCCGGCAAGCCCGCCATAGGCGTCGGGCGACAGCCCCAGGCTGTCGGCCACCATCTTGTCGGCCGCCGTGGCCGAGCCGACGCCGGAGCGCGAGATGCTGCCGCTCGAATCCATGCCCTTGAAAGCGGCACCCGTGCCGCCCATCGGGCCGCCGGACCTGCCGGCCGCGGCCGCGCTGCCGGCCCCGCCAAACCCGTGCGCGCCACCCTCGTTGGTGTCGCCGCCATATTTGAACTCGAGCAGCCCCGTGCGCGGGTTGCGCGTGCCCGACCCGCCCAGGAGCTTCAGCATCATGGCTTCCCGGGGCGAGATATGGGCAACAAGCGTGTCGCCGCCCCTGCCCTGGCGGCCGAGGCGCGTGGCGAGATCCGATTTCATCGTCAAAAACTCCTGATTATCTAGCTATTTCAGAGCACTGCAGGCCCCCTTCTTTTGCTTCGTCAGGGCCGAATCGGGTAGAATTTAGCGCTATACGATGCAACCAGAAGGAGGCAGAGCCATGAGCAGAAGCAAGCCGTCCGGCGTGCGAGTGTCGATCAACGAATCCCTGGACGGCGACGAGAGCGGCGGCGTCTGGGTCTCGCTTGGCGACCCGCCGCTACCGGACGAAACCGCACCGCGGGCCGGCGTCATGACCTTCGTCAAAGACCCGGGGCCCCCGCCCGCCGACGAGCTCGAGCGGACGCGGCGCCTGGAAGGCTGGCTCGGAAACGCCCTCGTCAACATTCGGGGCATGGCCGAGAACGACGAGCGCATGCACATGCCCCGCATGACACCCGCAAGCGCCGACGCGCTTCGCGCGCGCAACGCCGCCCGCATCGAGGCCCTCGAACAGGCGATCGCGGGAACCCGCAAACGCCTGCGGACGATGGTCAACTGACGGTGCCCGCCGGCAGACGGCGTTCCCGCCCCGCCGGCCGCGTTCGGGGGCCCCCCTGTGCCTTTCCTTCCGGGCGGACTAGATTCATAACGGCCACGACAACCAAGGGGAGATGTCACATGGCGAAGAGCGAGAAAACAGTGCGGCTATCGGCAGCCTCGCGTCCAAGGCCCTCCGCGATCCGAAATCCCTGACCGACGCCGAGGTCAGGAAGCTCGCGGCCTCGGCCTTTACCCAGCGGCCCGACCGGAAGAAGCCGGCCGCGAAAAAGAAGGCGGCGAAGAAGAAAGCCTGAGCCTCACCACCCGTCGGACGCAGGCGGCCGGGATCGCGACGATGCCGGCCGCCTGCTCCGCCTCGGCGCCCCGCAGGCCGAGATTGATCGCGACCTTGAGCTCGCGGCGGTCCCGGGCGATCAGGAACCCCACCGTATAGCAGTCGGCGATGGAGGGCCCCCGGACCTGGTCCAGCCATTGCCATTCCGCCGCCGCCTGCGCGCTGTCCTCCCACTGGATCAGCACGATCGGCGGCAGCCGCGGCGCGGCCTTGCGCGATTTGCGTTTGCCCCCGCTCTTCTGCGCCATCGCCTCACCCGATGATGATCACGCCGAACGTCTTGTCGACGTCGGCCGTGTTGGTATGCGTGAACGTTGCGGACCCCGCCGCTCTAGCCGACACATGGAGTCCGCCCGCCGCCGTCGCCGCGTGAGCCGTCATCGGCATGAACAGGATGACGCTGGCCGGCCCGATGCGCGGATCGTTCAGCAGCGTGGTCGTCGCGCTGGCCGCCAGCGTCACCGTCGTGGTGCAGTTCAGCTTGCCGGCCTGGATGCCGCGCAGTGCGTCGTAGCAGCGCCGCAGATAGGCCCAGAGGCCGGGCTCGCCGCCCGCGCCGGCCGGTGGCGGCAGCGGCTTGAAGGTCACCGTCATCGCCGGCCGCTCGCCTGGAACTCGGGCTCGATGCCGAGAATATGTGAATAGTCGGCGCCGGCCTCGAGCAGGATCCGGGCCCGGTGGAACCGCGCGTCGTGGCGCAAGGGAACCAAGCCGTTCCCGTTCATCGTCATCGCCGGGCCGTAGGCGACGGCCTCGCCGGGCCGGTTCCGGCTGCCCAGCGCCACCGAGGCAGCGGCGTTTCCGCCATCCACCAGGGGCCGGATCCCCGTCACCAGCGAACGGCGGCCGGGCGTCAGCTGCGCCTCGCCGGTCTCGACCGTCGCGGCCAGGCTGCCGCCATTGAAGAAGCCCAGCTCATGGCCCGAGGTGAAAGCCGCCAGGAACAGGCGTCCCGAGCCGGTGAAGGCCGGGTCGTCCAGCGACAGCGAGGTCGCATCGAGATTGCCGATCAGCGTGTCGATATTGTCGAGATTCCAGCTCGACTGGACCATCGCCGAGAGCAGCAGGTCGCAGCCGAACTCCGCACGGCTCCAGCGGCCGAGCTGCCAGTGATAGATCAGCGCCTTGTCCGGATGGCTGGTGCCGCCGCCGACGCTCGGATAGCTCACCATATAGAGCTTGTTGACCGGATCGACCGCGCCCGTGACGCGATGGAGATTGTTCAGGTCGACCCCATGCTCGGGATGCTCGAAGAAGAAGCGGTCGACTTTCTCCGCCCCGATCGGCGTGAGCTGCTGGCCCGAGACCAGCAGGTGGAACCCGTCATGGGCGAGGAAGAACAGCAGGTTCTCATGCTGCGCCGAGGCCCATTCGGCGAGGCAGCCCTTGTCCTGGGCGATCTTGTCGAAGGTGAAGGTCAGGGGATAGTCGGTGCGGATGCCGAGCCGGATGCAGCGCTCCTGCAGCACGACCAGATTGTCGCCGCCGAAGAGACCCATGATCTGCCCGCCATCGGGCATGTCCTGGATGTCGGCGGCGCCGGCGGTCCAATCGAGGTTCTCGACGTCGGACCAGCTCACCCGGTTGGAATTCGATCCGTCCCGGCCGAGCACCACCACGTCGCGCACGACCGCGACGTAGCGCGACCCTGCCGGCGGCGAGCCGCTCTGCGCCGCGAAATTCGTTCCGGCGGCCATGACGATCGACTGGACGGCGTCCGACCCGTTGACCGCGAGGCAGGCATCGCCGAATTGCGCGAAGCGCCATTGGCCCTGTGTCGGCGTGTTGTAGGCCCCGCCCGAGGTCCGGCTATAGTCCGACCAGGTCGAGCCGTCGAACCCGTGGAGCTTCGTCGCGTCGCCGCAGAAGGACTTCACGGTCAGGTCGGTCGAGCGCAGCGTCGTTCCGCCCTGGATGCGGGATGTCGAGGCCGGCGCACCCGAGGCGACCAGGCTTCGGAGCGATCGATAGCTCCGCGCGGCCGGGATCACGTTCAGCGCCTCCGCGGCCCCGGCACCCTCGAAGGCCGAGCCGTCCGGAAGAAATTCCCCCACCGGGATCATGCCGCTGCTTGCCTCCCTTCACCGATCTTCCGCGACCGCGGAGACCTTCGCGAGCCGTCGGGCCGGATCCGCTTTCTCGTTCAGCCTGGACGGGAATCCATCTAGAGTGCGGTTCGCAACGGGCCTTTGGCAGCGCCCGGCAGAAACCGGCGCCAGGCCCATGATCCGCTTTCTCTGCACCCGACGCGGCCTTCTCCCGATCCGCCGTTATCTCGAGGCCGGCGGCCCCCGCCCCAAGGCCCGGATCGAGGCCTCGGTCTATGGGCGCGACCTGTTCACCCGTATCGGCAAGCCGGCGACCTGGATCTTCAGCGACCTCGAACGCGTGTTGCCGCAAGGGCTGGGCGATCTGGTCAAGGCCTGGAACCGGCTCGAGGCAAGCGGCCACCGCCTGCTCAACCATCCGACGCAGTCGCTGCGCCGCTACGAGCTGCTGCGGACGCTGCACGAGACCGGCATCAACCGGTTCAACGTCTATCGCCTCGACGAGGCCCGGCGCCCCGCCCGCTGGCCGGTCTTCATCCGCCGCGAGGACGAGCATGACGGCGCCCTCTCCCGCTTCCTGAAGAACGCCGAGGAGTATGACCGGGAGCTCGAGGCGGTCGCGCGCCTGCCGGTCGCGCGCGACCATCTGCTCGCGGTCGAGTTCTGCGACACGCGCGACGCCAAGGGCATCGTCCGGAAATACGGCGCGGCCTGCATCGGCGGCGAGATCAAGCCGTTCCATGTCTATGTCTCGCGCAAGCCCATCGTGAAGCACTCGACCGACGCCATCGTCGATGCGGAGACGGCGGCCGAGGAGCTGCGCTATTTCGACGAGAACCCGCACGAGGCCGAGCTGCGCGATGTCTTCGCGCGGGCGCGGATCGAGTACGGCCGTATCGATTACGGCTTCCGCCAGGGCCGGCTGCAGGTCTGGGAGATCAACACCAATCCCTATTGGGTCGTGGACAGCGCCCCTGACCCGCTGCGCGTGCCCTTCCTCGAGCGCCGCGCCCAATGGCTGGCCCGGGCGTTCGACCGGATCGACACGAAATAGGGCGCGCCCTGCCCACTGCACCCGCCCGCCTACTGCACCCGGTAAAAGGTGACCCACTTCCCTTCGAGCATCGAGAACCAGAAGCGCCCGTCCATGCGCTGCTGCTCGTCCCAGAACTGGACCTGGCCGCCCTCGTTCTTGACGCCGATCACATGGCCCGCCTCTTCGCCGACCCCCTTCCACAGCACCACGCCCTTGGCCCCGTCGCCGGCCGCGAGCATCTCCTGCTCGATCGCCGTGATGCTCATCGAGCCGGGCAGGCCCTTCGATTGCGCGAGCTGGCGCCAGCAGGGCAGTTCCGGCCCCTGCGGGATCAGCTCGCCGAAGCGCTGCTTCAGCAGCGGCACGATGTCGGCAAAGAGATCCCAGGGCCGGCCGCCGCTGGCGGGCGGCGTGTAATGCTCGCCCATCAGCCAGGCGAGGCTGCAGGGGAAGCAGTCCGTGCGCGTCGGCTCGTTGGCCTGGACCTGACGTTGCGCCACGCCATAGCCGTTCTGCGCCTGGGCCGCCGTGCAGGTGAGCGGCTTGGCCGGCGATTTCGCCGGGCAGCGCGCCACCATGACCGGCGATACTTTCAGGCCCCATTCGCAGAGCCGCTTGCCCTCCTCCCGGCCCTGCAGATAGGGATCGGGATTGCGCGAGACGCCGGGCGGATGCAGCACGCCATCCAGCACCTGGGGCGCCGCCAGCACCATCAGGATCGCGGCGACCTGCTTGAACTTCGCTGCGGCCGCCGCCAGCGCCAGGTTCTGGATCGAGACCGTATCGGCCATGCATTTGCGCGCGGCCTGCGAGAAGCCCAGCGCGTAATGCATCTCCGGGCTGAGGCCCGGCCTGTCCATGTTCGAATAGTCGGCCGGGCAGGCGCCATAGAGCACCGGCGCCAGCGGCCCGTTCGAGCCGGGGTCCCCGTCGTCGCCCGAGCCCGGCGGGTTGTTGCCGCCGTTGCTGCCGTAATCGTCGCCGCCCGGCGGCGGGTTGCCTCCGCCATTGCTGCCATACTCGTCGCCGCCCGGCGGCGCGTTGCTGGCGAAGACGTCGTCCGGGATCGGCCCGTCGCGGCTGAAGAGGATGCAGGCCTCGTATTCGCGGCTGCAATTGAAGCAGGGCGCCATCTGCACGCGCGGCGTGGCGCGCGGGTTCTGCGCCGCGAGCTGCTCCTCGATCTCGCGTTTCTCCTGCATCGTCACGATCAGCAGGCGGCCGTTGGGGTAGTTCTTCACCGCCGCCTCGAGCCGGCTCATGTCGTAGCTGAGGCCCGGATAGCCGCAGGATCGTCCGCCGCTGCTCGAGAAGACGTCGCCCCCGCCGCCGCTGCTGGAGAACACGTCGCCGGTGGCCGCCTGCTGGGCATGGGGCGCTGCGCTGGACAGGCCGAGCAGCAGGGCCAGCGCGGCCAGAAGAACCGCGAGCCTTCGGACCGGACGATGCCGGCCGGGTCCGATCTGTCGGGTGAACATGCCGACCGCCCTCCCCCGCCAAGGTGCGACTGCCGGAAACCCACGAAGCCGGCCGGCAGCATAGCACGCCGCGCGGAACTGCGCCCGTCCGGTTCCGGGCCTGCGGGCCTCTGTCCGGCTAGGCTCGCCCCCATTCCGCGCCGACGCCGGGGACGGCCATCCAATCCGCCGCCTCGCCGGAGGTCGGCGTCCAGGACCCCGACGAGGGGTCGAGCCGGCGCCAATTGTCGGCGATGGTCGGATCGCCGATGCCGGTTTCGGCGGCCAGGCCGGCCAGGGCTGCCGCGATCGCCTCGGCGGTGTCGCCCGCCATCCCCGCGGCACCAGGTGCCGCCAACAGAAGCGCCACGGCCGACGCCAGGGTGCCAACGGTACCGACCGCGGGCGGACCCGCCAGATCGATCCGTTGCGCGGTATCGGCAACCAGCGCGCCGAGCGCCGCGGCACCCGGCAGGCCGAGCAGGCCGATCAGCGCCGCCGGCGTGATCGCGCCCGCCTGGCCCGCCCCCGCGGATCCGCCCAGCGATTTGACGAGCGACAGAGCCGTCGCGCCGACGGCCGAAGCGCCATTGGTTGCGGCCAAGGTCTTCGCCGCCGACTTGGCGAGAGCCGCGGCCGATCCGGCGCCGGCGATGCCACCGAGGCTGATGTCGGTCCTGGGAATGCTGTGGAAGGCGCCTCGTTTGGCGACCGCCGGCCAGTAGAGACGTGGTTCTTCCGCGCTCGATAATGTTCCATTGATCGCAAGGTCTCTACCGCCCACAACCCCAACTTCTGGACTGTACAGACCCATCAAAGGCCAGTACCCAACTAGCGCATCCGGTCGGACCAACAAGGGCGATAAAGCAGACGCCAAGGCAGCAACATCACTCGTGGAGAGCGCAGTATTCCACAAAGCTAGATGGGCTAGACGCGACCCAACATCCAACGCGAGGCCGCTGCCCGCAGAATTGTCCTGCTTCCCGGCACTCGTTCTATTCAAGCCAGAAGGACTCAAGTTGGTCGCGTTTGTTCCGGTGTTACCGCCGTTAAGATATATGGTGCGATTGGAAGAAGACGACGTGACAAAGCATGCGTGATTCCATGCGCCAGTCGTGACTCCGGTACTGCTGTTCGCTTGAGCCGAGGAAGACGAGCCCGAAGTCCGGCCGAACAACGTGCCTGCAATATTTTGCCCAATCGCAAACTGATTTCGGCTATCGCCACTCGCAGAGTTATATAGGCCCCACAGAAACTGAGTGGTTCCCGTCGCATTCGCGAAATACCAACATGCCATTGTCAGAGGTGCAGCCGTAACTAATGGTGCGCTGCCATTCCTTAGAAAATTCGTGTTACTCCAGCCAGCGCGAGACATCAGGTCTCTCGTAGCTCGATGGCAAGTAACTCGGCATCACCCGTGGCCGTGTCATTTGTCGTATCGCGCTCAATGCGCATCCGAAATGTGTCGCCAGCTACGATAGAGTCCAAGTTGGTTCCCTTTGGGACAGCGACACTAAGAGTCAATGGCTGACCTAGGGTAGCCGGCACTGTTGAAGCTGTAATGGCTTGGACAGGCGCGTAACTGTCGGAGTCTATGTCGGTCGCACTGTCCATGCGTTCGAACAGAATGCTCCAGCCCAGCGTTCCCGTGGTCGCCGTAGTTAAACTTGCAACGACGAATACGGTCACACCGGTTGTGTTAGCGTAGTTCTGCGGCATGATCCCCGTGAAGACTGCAGCCTCGGTGGTCGTGGCGTCAAATTGCAAAAGGGGGTGACCGTTGCGGAGTGATAGCGTTGCGTAGTTAGATGCTGGCGGCTCGTTCTGGTATGGGGTAAAGACGCAAAGGGTGTCGCCAGAACTCATCAGATTTGCTCGCCTACAGCCAATTGCAGCAACCGGGGGACAACGCTGTGGAGGCCGTGACTTTCCTGCTCACCGCCTACAATCAGCCAGAGTTTATCGCAGCAGCAGTCTCGAGTGCGCTTGCTCAAACCTACCCGAAGCTAACCATCATCATTTCAGATGATTGCTCTACGGACGACACGTTCGAGCGGATAGAGCAGACCGTTGCCGGATACTCCGGACCGCACCACGTCATTGTCAGGCGCAACACGAAGAACATTGCCATCGGTCACGTTCGTGACTTATTGCCCTTGGTTCAGACCGAGTTCGTCGTGCTGGGTCATGGTGACGATCTTTTCATGCCAGATCGTGTCGAGAAGCAAATTGCGCGCATGATAGAAGGTGATCTTGCGGCCGTGGCTTGCAATGCAATTGAGATCGACGGCGCTGGATATGAGAAGGGCCCCAAGTTCCGCGCTAACGACAAACCTTCACTCGAAGAGGTCTTTAGAGTTGGCCGTAATCCGGCTCAGCTCGGCGCGATCTTGGCGTGGCGCATGGAACTATTCCGGGAGTTTCCTGAACCGGATCCTCCCACCCGCCGTATCGATCAGATTGTGTCATTCCGTGCCCTGTTGAAACGTGGCTTGGAGATGATGCCGGAGCCTCTGGTCAAATGGCGGAACCATGGCAAAAACAGAAGTCCCTCGGTTCAGCTTCAAAATGCAGCAGACACCGCGACGGAGATGCGCAGCCGTGAGCGCAAAGCCTGGGCGAGGATCGGCCACGCGCACTTCATGCTTAACGATCTCAATTGGTGGCTCTCAAAGAACCCGAACGATCCGCGCGCTGTCGAACTGGAGAAAGGCAGGCAGATTCTCATTCGGCGTCTGCTTAAGGAATCAAGAGACTGGGCCGCACTTCGTTACCAGATGGCTCGCGAAGAGCTTGCCGAGCACTAGCCGTCCCTACCCCACCACCCCACTCGCATAAACCGCCACCCCGAACCCGATCAGCGCCAGCACCAGCAGGAACCAGGCCGCGCCGCTCGATCGCTCCAGCGCCGCCTCGCCGGGATTGGCGGGGTCGTAATGCACCTCGACCTCCTTGCCTTCGGGATAGCGCGCCGCGATCTTCGCGGCTCCCGCCTGCGAGCGGCCGATCTGCACCTTGGGCAGCCGGATCTGCCGGCTGCGATATTCGCGGCCGTTCACCAGATAGGCATACTCCACCACCGGCGCGTAGCGCGTCACGGTCCTGCGGTCGATCCGCTCCTGGTAGCTCTCGGTCCCGCTCTGCACCACGCGCCCGCTCACGCTGGGCCAGGCATTGCCCTGTTTGGCGCTCTTGCGCGCGCCGAAGAACAGCAGCAGCAGGAACAGCCCTGCGCCGCCCGCGATCAGGAAGATGTGGCTCCGGTCCTCGCCCATCCGCCCTTCGAGCGTGGTCAGGACCGGCCCGCCGAAGCGCCAGACGCCATAGGCCACGACCGCCAGCCCGGCCAGCAGCCCGAGGCAGCCCTTGGAGACGCCCTTCGGCAGCTCGCGTTCCAGCACGCAATTCCCCGGATCGGCCGGATCGTAATAGACCATCACCGTGCCGCCCACCGGATAGCGCGCCAGCATCGCCTCGGTGTTGGCGCCGCCGCTGTCCTCGCCGATGCCGATGCGCGTGCCGGTGTACTTGAGCCCGTTGGCCGTGAACTCGTATTCGATCGCCGGCTCGTTCACGACCTCGCTCGGCCGGTCGCCATGCGATTTGTGCCGCGCCGCCACCTCCGATTTCGTGATCCGCCCCGGCGCCTGCGGCCAGGCCGCGGCGCGGCGCACCTGCAAAAGCTTGTGCGCCACGATCGCCACCAGCAGCACCACGATCGGCCCCGCGACGATCCAGGCCGGCCCGATCCCGGAGAGCCAGCCTTCCGTCCAGGAATCCGGCAGTATCGACAGGATCGGCAAGGCAAAGAACGCCACCGCCACCAGCACGATCGCCCAGACCGGCGGCTCGGAGCCGATGCGCTTGCGCCCGCCGGGCGATTTCGCGTCCGGCAGCAGGCGGCATTCCCGCCGCCAGGCCGGATCGCCGCTCGCATATTTGCCGAGCACGGACTTCACCCGCGCCGTCTCGATCGGCTCCTCCGTGTGGAAGCGCCCGGTCTTGTCGCCATGACCGAGACTGAAGCGCCCGTCGCCCTCGTGCAGCGCCTCGAGATATTCGTCCTCGCCCGCCTCGAGCTCGACGATATCGTCATCCTGGCCCCGGCGCGCCGCCTCGACCGCCTGCTCGATATCCGCCGTCGTCGGATTGTCCTTGGTCTTGTCGCCGATGGTCAGCTTCATCGCCGCTGCGGCTCCCCGGGCCCGAGGGCCGGCCAGGATGTCATTCCTGGGAACCGGGTCCCCGCCGCAGTCTGGCAGAACCGCCGGCCGCCGCAACAGCCCCGCCGGGCCCGTTCAGCCGATCCGGATGATCGCGTTCGACGCATCCGCGGTCGGGAACACCAGCGTCAGGGTCCCCGCCGTCACCGTCTGCGTCCCGCCGAAATCATGCGTGGAGATCGCCTTGTTCGAGGCCGAGCTGTTGTAGATCATGCAGGCCGAGGTCGAGATCGTCGCCGAGGACCAGGAGACGTCCGACCAGTCGGCGAAGGCCGTCGTGCCGGAGGTCGTCACGGCCCCGCCCGAGAGCGTGGCGCCACCCGCGGTGTAGCCCGTGCCCGACACCTCGTCGCTGTTGCCCGTGATGTTCGAATAGGCGGTGGAGGCGGCCCCATAGCTGCCGGTCGGGCTCGCCTTGATGAGTGCCACCTTGATCGTGTCCGACGCCAGGTTGTGCGTCTTGGTCAGGATCTCGGACTTGAAGCTGGTGCAGAGCGCCGTCGTCGTCGCCATCTATCGGTTCCTCACGAATTGCGCGATCTCGCCATGGCCTTCGCGTTCGAGCGCCATTGCCAGGAACGCCCGGTCCTCCTCGATCGCCATGCGGATGTAATTGGCGAAGAGCCGCGTCAGCGCCGCCTTGAAAGCCCGCGCCTGGTCGCGGATCGCCGGCGGCGCGCTGTCGGCCACCTGGATCGTCTTCTCCGCCGCGATTTCCGCCCATTGCCCGGGCCGGCGTTGGCCTTCCGTCGCAACGGCGCCGATCGTGCCAGCCAAGATGGAGCTCACGACGCTCGCGACCATGTCCTGCCTCGTATCTCTGCTTTCTTCCCCTCTCTCCTTGCGGAGGAGGCTGGGGTAGGGGGTGGCAGCCATCCCCCCCTGAACGGCCGGCCTCGCCCGCTCACACCACCACCCGCGGCCGCACCCGCAGCGTCGCCCCGCTATAGGAGGCCCGCCGGTCGAACACCTTGAGCTTGTCGAGCGCCGCCGCGAGCCGCGCCTCGTATTCCTGCCAGCGCGCGCTGTCGCCCGTCGCCTGCGCGGCCTCGGCCAGCACCGCGAAGAGATAGACGTCCGGCGCGTTGACCAGGAGCCGGTTGCTCGGGGCCGCGTCCGACAGCGCCTCGAACCGCTTCCAATAATCGATCTCGACCGTGTAGCTCCGGTCCGGCGGCGGCGCGAACTGCAGCGCGCTGCCGAGGATCGCATAGACCTGGGGCCGCGCCGGCGCTGTTTGCGGATAGGAGCGGTCGATGATCTCCGGGCTCACGCATTCCAATGACCGGACAGGGTCGGTGTCGAGCTGGATGTTCCGGAGCTCGAGGAAATCGGTCGGCAGGTCCAGATAGGCGCTGCTCAGCACCGCGGTCGCGCGTTGCTCCTGGGCCCTGAGCCGCAGCTCCCGCTGGAACCGCGCCTCGGCCAGGTCGATATAATCGTCGAGCTCCGCCTCGAGATCGGCGTCGCCCGACCGCCCCAGCCGACGCGCGACCGCTTCCTTGAGCTCGATATGGCTCGCGAGGCCCATCCTTACTGGTCCATCTCGGTCACATGCAGGTCGCCGCCCGCGCTGACCTGGATCGCGCTGACCTTCTGCCCCGGCGTCACGGTGAAATATTCGGGCCAGTTCGCCGCCATATACATGTCGGCGACCGTCGCCGTCGGGCTGTTGCCGATCTTCACGTAGGCCGCCGCGGTCACGATCACGCGCACGGTCTTGGTATAGGCGCCGATGCCGTTCGCGATCGTGCCGGCGGTGCCGGTGAAGGCGGCCTTCTGATGCGCGCCTTGCCGATAGGTGGTCTGGAGCGAAGGATTGCCGGCCATGGGGAGGCCCTCGCTCAGGCGTATTTCGGCGCGAGCGTGACGGTCGCCACCCCGGTCGCCGAGGTCAGCGTGCCGGTGAAGTCGATCGCCAGGCTGTCGCCGTCGGCGAGATCGAGATCGGTCGAGCTGGTCGAGAGGGCCAGGTCCTGGACCGTGTCGGCCGTGCCCTTGAGATTGATCGAGCCCGCATGCAGCGCCGTGCCCGACCCGATCGCCGTGCCCGAAGGCACCTTGCGGACCGCGGCCGTGACGGCCGAGCCGTCGGTCCCCGCCACGGTCACCGTCGCGCTCACCGCCTTGACCCGATAGGGCCGCGTCGCCGTGAAGAACCGCTTGTCGACCGAGCTCGCGATCCATTCGGTGGATTCGTTGATGAACCCCACCGTCGGATCGTCCCCACCCAGGGTCATCGAGCCGTCGTCGCGCTGCAGAATGTTGATGGGCATCGCCTCGTCCTTTCGTCTGAGAAAGCCCCTCCCCCTACCCCTTCCCGTGAAGGGAGGGGGCGAGGCGTTTCAAGTTTCCGGCCTTCTTGCCGGAGGGGCGAGATGTTCGCTGTTCCAGCCCCCTCCCCTCCTGTCCTCCGAAGCCCATCGGGCGAAGGAGGATGCGGGAGGGGGTAGGGGGAGGGGCACTCGCTCGTTGTCTGGGATTGATCGCTAGATCTTCCCCGGCGCGGTGCGCAGATGACGCCACTCCGGATCGTTGAGCAGGCGGCGCACCGCCGGCCAATGATCCTTCCTGAACACGTCCACGCCGTAGCGTGTGAGCCAGATCATCGCCACCGCATTCGGGATCGAGGCCACCTTGCGCCCCAATCCGTCGAGCGTCCGGTCCGGCCCGTTGAACCGCGCCTTGTTCTCTTCGATGTTGGCGGTGACGTCGGCCTCATACCGGATCGCATATCGCCCCGGCTCCGACGCATCCGCCACCAGATGCTCGACCAGCCCGTCGGCCGTCTGGAGATAGAGCATGCGGGACATTGGCAACTTTCGTCCCCTCCCCCGTCTTTTGGGGGAGGGCCGGGGAGGGGGCTGCTCGGTAGGCGATACAGCACGGTTGGTCTAGGATCGCGGCCCATGATCGTGACCATCGACCCGCAAGGCGAGCTGCGGCAGCCCGACCTGCATGACGGTACCGTCCAGGGCCTCGAGCTCCAGGCCGGCAACGGCCTTCGCGTCGCGCTGCGCGACGTCGCCGGCCAGGCTTACCGGCTGCAGCTCAAAGGCGTGCGCCGGCTCCTCTGCAACGATTTCCGCGAGGGCAACATCATCCTGTCGCTGTCGATCGCGAGTCGGATGCCGCCCGACAGAGGCTTGCTCCGCCGGCTGCTGGGCGGCACGAAGGACGAGGACCGTCTGGTTGCCGAAGCGGCCCAAGCCATCGCCGAGGGCCGCCTCGCACTCGTCGCCATCGACCCCTCCTATGGCTGCGAGCTGACTGCGCTCTGTGAATCGGCAGAGATCGAAGCTGCCTGAGGCTCTCGCTTCCTGCTCATGCGAGGGGCCCGGGGAGGGGCAGGCCCCTCCCCGCTCTTCCTTCGGCTTGGCGCCTTACGCCGTGGTCAGATCCGCCACCACGCCCGACCCCGCCTCCTGGCGGGCCTCCAGCGTGTATTCGGTCAGCACCATCGCCTTCTCGGCATCGCCGGTCTTGGCGAGGTCCTCGGTCTTCATCGGCCGGAGCGTGGCGAGCGCCCAGAGGCTGGTGTCGAGCACATGGCAGTCGCGGTCGCGGCTGAAGCGCGAGGCCACCACCTTCTGCGTCCCGAAATCGCCCTCGTAGACGTCGATCCCCGCCACCAGCTTGCCCTTCGACGCGTCGAGCGTGCGGGTGGCGTTGCCGGCGAAGCCCGAGATCACGGTCTTGTTGAAGGGCCCCACCATGATCAGGTCCGGCGAGCCGCCCGCCGCCCAGCAGAGCTGCAGCACGTTCTTGAGCAGCGCCTCGGTGAGCGGCCGCGGCGTGCCGGAATCGGTCGCCGCGGCCGAGCTCGTGCCGTCCGAGCCGCCCGACCCGCGGCTGTCGTTCGTGGCATACCAGGAACAGAGCGGGCGCAGTTGCGGCGCCGTGGTCGAGTTGCCGGTCACCGGCGCGCGGTTTCCGGTCAGCACCACCTCGATATCGCGGCGCAGCTCCTTGGTCTTGAGCATGAGCTGATAGACCAGCTCCGACTCGCGCCCCGCCTTGTCGACGGCCTCCTGCGTGCCGGCGATCGCGACCTCCTTGCGGGAGATCTGGGTACGGTTGGTGAGGCGCGTCGTCGGCGTCACCGCCGTGAAGGAGACATCGTCGCCCTGCAGCTGCGCGTTGTTGGCGGCAGCGGCGAGGGACTGGGTCTGCCATTCATGGAGCGTGGCCTTGGCTTTCACCTTGTCGATCGCCTTCTGGAACGGCGTCTCGACCGAATCGATGTTGTAGATCGTGTCCGCGAGATCCTCGCGGTTCCCGATCGCGGAGAAGGTCAGATAGGTATTGGCGACAATCGTCATCGTCAGTGGCTCCTGAGCTTGGCCAGGACATACTCGGCATTGTCCCGGAGTTTTCCCGTTTCCTGAGCTCGCTTGCGGAGGCTGCGCAGCCGATCGCTGTCCGAGCTTGCCGGGTCGCTGCGCGTCGGGCTCATCACCCGCGGCGCCTCGGCCCGCTTCTTGGCCGCCGCCGACCGCTGCTTCGCCAGCATCTGGCGATAAAGCATCGCGTCGCGCGCCACGACCATCAGGCGGTGGTCCGAAAGCCGCTCCAGCTCCGCCGCCTCGAAGCCCACGCTGCCCAGATAGTCCCTGAGGCCGGTGAGCAGGGCAGCGCCCTGCGCTCCATCCTGGAGCTCGGGGATCGCCTCGACCGCCGCGCGGGCCTCGCCCGCCAGCTGGTCCTGATGCCGGGCGACCGCCCGGCGCAGGGCCTGTTGCTGGTCGGCGGCGGCCTGGCGGCGGGCCTGGAGCAGCGCCTGGCCGACCCGTTCCCGGGCGGCCTGGTATTCGAACCAGTCGCTCTGCGCCTTGGCCGGATCCTGCTTCGAGAGCGCGGACCAGTCGGTCTTGGCCCCCTTGGCCACCGTCAAGGCATCCTCGGTCGCATGCTCGAGCGCCAGGACATAGGCCTGGGCCCGGCTCTGCTCGATCTGCTGCCGCTCCGCCGCGAGGGATTGCCGCTCGGTGTCGACCGAGCGCCGTTCCTCCGCGAGGCGGGCGGTTTTCTGCTTGTAGTCGCTGGTCCGGGAGTAGCCGCGCAGCAGCTCGTCGCGCGTGACCGTCAGATCCTCCCCGTTCACCCGGACCTGGAAGGTCTCGGGCGCCGCATGGTCGTCGGCAGAAGGAGAAATCTCGGTGTCGCTCGGTTGCTCGCCGGGTTCCGGATCGTCGACCCCTGTCGTCTCGTCGCCGGCAGCGCCGGTGTCCCCGTGGGACGTGGCAGCCGCGCCGGCCGGATCGTTGGTCTCGTTGTTGCTGTCGTCATCCTGGGCCTGGCGCTCCGCCTCGAGCAGGGCCGCCACAGAGTCGGCCCATTCGCGCACGCCACCGCCCTCGCCGGGTGCCCTCCCGGGCGTCGCCGTCGTCTCGGTCATCTGATTTTCCTCGATATTGAGTACTGTCCACGCCCCCTCCCCTTGCGGGAGGGCAGTTATATACTTGAGGGAACATGGACTCGGTAGTAGCTAAAAAGCGACAGGCCGGCGCTATCGAGATTACCCCTCAGATGATCGAGGCGGGGCGCGTCATTTTTGACGACTGGCTGATGCGTTGGGACCACCTCGCCTATGGGCTTCCTTCCGACCAAACCGTGGATGATCTGCTGAGGTCCCTCTATGTGAGAATGAGCTCAACTAGTTTGGCGCCGGCCAGATAGTCGAGTAGATCGTTATAGTTTTTGGCTATTTCATTGCCGATGGCGATGAGTTCGTCGCTCGTATAAGCGGGCTCATCTGGATCAAAGCCGACGAACTGACCCACGCCACCCCTCACGACCGCGGCATGGGGTTTGATCGCACCGGGCCTGCCGGCCGCGACCCACATTGAGTGGGCGATATGATTCCGGAGCTTGTTGTGCTTGTGGAGTTCGCCCAGATACCATCGGATCCTCTCTATCTGTTCGGCTGGGAGGGAGACGTGGCGAAGCAGGCTCAGAAGCGTGTCTCGTTTCCCAGCATAGCCAAGGCCGGTGGTGAGCAGATATGCGATGGAGATTTCGGCCCCGACCAACTTACCCATCAGGGCTTGCATGATGTGCTCGTGTCTTGCAAAGCCCTGAATGATCTGCCCGAACGCTAGGAAGTGACCCTCAGTAGGCGCGTACATCGAGTCGCTCATGGCAAAGGCTCTCCCAAAGACCGAAGAAGATCAGCGCCGCGACAAGCTGCTAAAGCGGATGCTTGAAACGCCGCCGAAGCCGCACGATCAATCAAAGTCCGGCGGAAAGAAAGGCGGGGCCACCCGTCGGCGGCCCCGCTCGCCTAGCTCAAAGCCGAAATAATCGCTGCGATCCCAAACAGAATGGCGGCGATGTTGACTTTGATTTCGACGTTTACCCGGTGGCGCATTGTATAGCCCTCGGGTACTCACGGCGCCGCTTTCCCCATAAGGGTTGCGGATGTCGCGCTCAGAGAACAGATAAGCCGCTGTTCACGAGGTAATCGGCCTACCCTTCACAATGCGCATTGTGTCGGATAGCCCCGCGGTCCGAAGCACGTCCTTACGGCGTAGTGCCTCGCGGGCTGTAGCTTATCTAGCCGATTTGGCTGTGCGGGATCACAGGGTCGGCCAGGGCCACAGGACTATGGTCGCGGCTGTTGGCTGCGGACGTCAATATCCGCGTCATCTTCGACTCGGGATTATTTCTTCTGCGACTCGCGCCAGCGCAAGAATCGGCCGAGTCGCTGTCTAAGCGTTACCGGCTTAGTCAGCCCGCCGATAGGTGAGGCGCTTACCCTCGATGCCTTTGAGCGCTTTCATCGCGCGCTCATCATCCTCGATGCCAAGCCCTGATCGCTCGTTGTAGCGGAAATCGAATTCAGCCAGATAACGCTTCAAGTGCTGCTGGCTGACATGGTGATAGGTGCCAGTGATGCCGCGCTTGAGGATCGAGAAGTAGTTCTCGACGGTGTTTGAGTGGGCGTCACCGCGAACATATTCGCCAGCGCCGTGATTGACCGTCTCGTGCTTCGCGAACTCTTTGCCCGGATGGTAATACTGGCCCGCTTCATCGGTCATCAGGAACGACTTGCGGTCGATCTGGGCCACGAGGATCGGGCGTAGGGTCTTGGCGTTGACCTCGGGGATATGATGCGAGCGGACGCGGCCTTCACGCTCGACCAGAGACAGAACGATCTCTTTGCCCATGCCGCCGATGTTGGAGGCATTGCGCTTGGAGCGGTGCTTGTTCTTCTCCTTACCGCCGATATAGGTCTCGTCGGACTCGACCGTCTTGCCTTCACCACCCAGCGGGCCGGGCTTGGTCTCGCGCATGGCTTCGCGGAGACGGTGAGCCATGAACCAAGCGGACTTGTAGGTGATGCCCAGCATACGGTGCAGCTGGTGAGCGCTGATGCCCTTCTTGCTGGCGGACATAAGATGGGAAGCCAGAACCCACTTATGCAGCGGGATATGGGAACGCTCGAAAACAGTCCCGACCGTGACGGAGAACTTCTTGCGGCAGGAGCGGCAGTAATGGAGGCCCGGAGCGTGGCTCGTGCCTTCCATGCGATGGACGTTATCCAGCTCGCCGCAATGAGGGCAGAACGCCCCATCGGGCCAGCGGATCGCCTCCAGATGGGCGCGGGCCGCGTCGTCGTCGTTATAGATGGGAAGAGTTAGGTCGGTCATGATGGCACCGTCGGAATTCAATGTGTTGGCGCGCGAGATGTTAGGTCTTCAGAAACTGCGCCCGGAGTTGTTCGACTACCCCCAGAGCGCCCGCCAGATGCTCCGGGCGCGCCTTATGGCCGGCGGCTATGGCGAATCCCTCAAGTGTGTTCGCCGCACGGTCGAAGACGCTCTTCGCGAGGTGGTCAGGGAAATGTCCGGAGTTGCGGGCGGTGACAAAGAACTCGAAGAGAAGGGTTTGGAGGGCGAGCGTTTCGCCGGCCAGACTAGCGATTTCGCGACGGGTTTCTTCGTCCATGACGTATCTCCTTGATCCCAATATGAGGATTCGGGAGTGTTCCGTCAAGTATATAATTGCCTGCGGGAGGGGGTAGGGGGAGGGGGTGCCCCGGACTCGTCCCCTCAAGCAAAGGCTGCGCCTATCGAAACCAGCCGTGACGAACGCAAGCCCCGAAGCGATAATCCCGCCTCGGGAACCAGGGGGAGATTCCTGCCCATGCCCGTTCGCCTCTCGCGCCATCTACCGGCCTCAGCACTCCTGCTGGCGACACTTCTCGCCGCCTGCTCCGGCAACAAGCAGCAGGCGAGCCTGCCGCCCCAGCCTGCAGTTCCGGATATGTGCAAATCGAGCCGCCCGCCCGAGGAGCCGCCCTGCGCGATCGACGTCATCCTCCACGGCGCCTCGGCCTCCGACCGCCAGGCCTGCATCGCCGCGATGAACAGCTACCGGGCGAGCATCGAGGACTGGCGCGGCTGCCACACCGCGGTCCTGCAGAAGGCCCCCGACCTCTCCGACCACGACCGCACGGAGATGATCGCCAGCACCAACTACTACGCCGACTACGACCTCAAGAACGCCCAGGCCAACATCGCCTGCCTCAACAAGGGCCAGGCCTGCTCGCACTATTGACGATATGGGCGGTTTCCTCTCCGCCCGCGTCAGCGGGGGGAAAGGGTTGCGAAGGGTTGGCGCGAGCACCGCTCGCGCTTGCCCGTAGCGGGGAGAGGTGGGAAGAAGTAGCACACAATGTACCGCATCTATTTTGACGGCAACGATTCCGAGATCTACGAAGGCGAATTCTGTTTCTCGCTCTGCGTTCTGGGATCGTTGGAAAGCATAGCGCCCATCGCGGACAAGCTTTCCGAGGGAATGCGGGTCGTCATCTACCAGACCGGCGAGCTCGAGATGGAGACCACCCTGAAGTTCAATCGCGAGCATGGCTACTGGCTGGCCCGGCCGATCGAGGGCACACACAAATACTATCCGGAAGGGCTTGGCGAAGGCTCCGACCAGAATTAAGCCGTCGAGCCGGCCTTCTCCTTCCGCGCATCCCCCGCAAACCCCTTGAGCCGCGCCCTGAGCCGCATCAGCGCGCCCATATCGTGCCAGCAGGCCTCGCGCTTCTCGGCATCGATCGCCGAGCGCCACTCCGACAGGATGTCGCGCTCGATCGTCTCGAACGCTTCGCGCACATCCTGATCGTCCAGCAGCGCGGCCACCCGCTTTGCCCGATCCAGGTTCATCGCGGCGCCCTTAGCTCGCCATCGCCGGTGCCGAGCGCCACCTTGGCCGCCTCGAGCCCGGCCTCTGCCGCCAGCTCCGCCGTCTTGCGCTCATGCTCGAGCCCGGCGCGGACCCCTGCCAGTTCCGCCGCGGCGGCCGCCTTCTGCCGGTCGATCTCGATCTGCGCGGCGGCGCGCTGCCTGGCGATCGCGATCTCGGCCTCGGCCTTCATCGCCGCCACCTGCATGTCGGCTTGCGCGCGGGCCTGCTGGAGCTGCATCTCTGCATTCACCTTGGCCTGCTCGAGCTGCAACTGTGCCTGCGCCGCCAGCAGCCGCGGATCGGGCGCCGGCGGCGCCTCCGGCTTCGATGCCTGAGGAGGTGCGGCGGCGGGGTCCGCGAAGAACAGCTCCGGCGCCTTCAGCCCCGCATTCTCCACCAGCCGCGACAGCGTGTTGTGGATGTGATGAAGGTCGACGAGGGGTCCTTGGACCCCGCCTTGAAATTGTATCGCCTGGACCTGCAGCGCCAGGATCTGCTGCAGATGGGCCAGGATCTGGTCCCTGTTGCCGCTCCCGATCCCGACCGTCGGCGTGAAATCCATCTGGTCCGACCATTCGCGCGGATCCATCGGGACCCAGCGGTTGCGCAGCCGGACGGTCTTGGCCTTGTCCTGATACTTGCAGACCAGCTCCAGCGTCTTCTTGAAGGCGCGCTTGAGGCCGCTCTCGGCGAAGACCCGCGCGACCAGCGCCAGGCGCTCCTGCGCCAGGTTGGTGATCGCATTGACTCCGGTCGCCGTCTTGCCGAGCGCGTCGGCATCGAGCCCCTGCGACAGGCGCGACACGCCGGTGCGCATCTCCTTCGCCTGGTCGATATATTCCATCACGCCGAGCGAGGCGCCCGCCGTGAAGGGCACGGTGATCGGCATGATATGGTTGCCGACCGGCCCCGCCTGGTCCTCCACCCGCACCACGCCGCCGATCTCGCGGTCGAGCGCATCGCCCAGATTGACCCGCTCGGTGACGCCGAGCCCCGGATTGTTGGTCAGATAGAGATTGTCCAGCACCTGGCGCATCAGCGCCGTCTTCACTTCCTGGATGTCGCCGACCTTGTCGTCGAGGCTCTCGCCGACCAGCTTGTGCGGCGTCGGGAACGGCGTCCAGGTACAGAAGGGATGGCCGTCCACCTCCTCGTCGAACAGGATCTCGACGCCCGAGGTCGGCCCCGCGACCGTGATCTTGCGCCATTCGGCGATCCCGTCCTCGTCCGCATCGACCTTGAGATAGCACTCCGCCACCCAGACCGAGCGCATGGCCGGGTCGAGGCTCGCCTCGTGATCGCTCGCGCCGTCATCCTGGTCGGGATGGCGTCGCGCCGCCTTCTCGCTGTCGAGATCGTCGTCGCCCGGCGAGAGCGCCAGGGCCTTGGCCTTCGGCACGCCCATCTCGATGAGATCGGAAACGGTCTTTCGACAGCGATGAAAGGCGAACGCCATCTCCTCGTCGCAAGCCGCGCGCGGGTCGCAGCCGAAATCCTCGGGCGGGATGGCGGCGATCCGCACGCATCCTTCCGCCTCGACCCGGTCGATCGCCAGGTCATGGACCGTGAGTGTGACCGGTTGCCCCGAGACCGGATCGATGACGGTCTCCGGCCGTTCCTCATGCCGGACGATCCGGTCGTCGTCACCAAGGGCCAGCGCACCGAGCTCCTCTTCCGTCAGGCCGCGATAGCTCTCGCGCTGGCGCCGTTGGCTCCGATCCCACCAGACCTTGATCACGCCGAGGCGCTGCAGCAGCCCGTCCTTCAGCCAGTGATGCAGGATCATCGGGCCGTTGTTCTGGCTCGACCAGATCCAGTTGACATAGTCGGTCGCCTGCGCCGCGGCGGCCTCGTCCTCGGGGCCTTGCGGCTGGAACTGCCCGATCCGCTCGGCACCGGCGAAGATCTTCATGAGCTGCGGCATCACGGAATCGACGGCTTCCGCCACGTCGCGCCAGACCACCTGCGAATGGCCCTCGCGCTCACGCCCGTCCGGCTCGCCGCGATAGCGCCGCAACGCCTCGATCCGCGCGCCCTTGAGCGCGCTCGATTCCTGCCCCAGCGCCTCGCTCAGCCGCGCCTGGATGATCGATTGCAATGCGCGATCGGAGAGCATGGGCCTCGCTCGAATGAAACTGTTACCGGAACAAGCTTTATTCCCCTTTCCCTCGAGGGAGGGGCACATACTCGCTGCGAACCAGAATTGTTAGGTGGAAAGACAACGCCTGCTCATTCCATCCAAGAAACAAAGGCGAATTTTAGACAATAGATCGGACGCGGCTCTTTCTGCTTTCTTTACCTCGGGGCGTTAGTATTCCGTCATGCGCCGCCACACAGGAAAGCCACGCTATTTCGGGGCTTCAAAGCCGCGCCGCGAATCGCGACCTTGGGTTCATCTTGCCTTCGCAGTCGCGATCGGTTCCGTGCTGGGCTTTACCGTGCCGGAATGGAGCCCCCTGCTTCGCGATACCGCGGATGCCGCCGGCTTCTCAAGCCAGTGCAACATCAAGGGTAACATCAGCTTCTCGGGTGAGCGCATCTATCATGTACCCGGCGGAGAGTTCTACGACGTGACGAGAATCAGCCTCTTCAAAGGTGAGCGCTGGTTCTGTACCGAGGCCGAAGCACAAGCAGCGGGATGGCGAAGATCCCTTCAATGACCCCGTCCTTACCGGCTTCTGATCCCGACGGACGTCGACGGCTGAAGTGGGCGCCTGCTGTCGGGGAAACGGGGTAGAAGAAGACAAAGAGGGCGCGGCTGTTTTCCGAGATTGAATCACCGTCTGCGCGTGCCCCTTCGAGCATCGCGCCTCGTATCGCCCGCCTTCGTCGCATTCTCGATCGGCGGCACTGCTTCGCACTCGATTGTCGCCGTATCAACACCCAGCACCGCGACACGCCCCGTCGCCTGCCCCGGGTCATAGCCCGAGAGCCGTTCCAGCTCGGCCCCATGCGCTGCCAGCGCCTTCGCCGCGGCTTCGTCGCCGCTCTCGGCCTCGACGATCACCGCGCGGCTGCAAGCCCGCATCCGCCCCGCCTCGTCCCGCTCGAAATAACCCAGCGTCACCTGTTGCCGCATCGCGATCCTCGCTTGTTTTCTTTCCTCTCCGCCCGCGCCTGTCCTCCGAAGCCTTGGCGCAGGAGGAATGGCGGGGAAGAGGAAAGGAAATGATCTAAACCACCCAGCCCTTATCCCGCTTCGGCAGCGTTCGTGCGCCGTCGCGCAACTGCGCCAAGCTCACCGCGAGATAGTGACAGGCGGCCCCCAGTCATGGTCGATGATCAGTGGATCGAAAGCGGTGACACCACGACTAGTCGCCAGCACCAATCAACACCTTCGTTCTAGCCTTAGCGTCCGCCCGCCTCGCCTCGATCTCGTCGCGATTTTCTAGGAATATTTGCTTTCGTTCCGGCGATATTCCGTCCAAGTCCAAGTCGAGATTGAATGTTCTTATGGCGTAATAGGACAGCGCGATCCGAACTGGCAAAGCCAACATGCCATCCCTCATTCCGTAGTCGAATGCAATCGCGTCTTGCTCGTGCTTTGGAAGCTTTGGATGAGGAACGATTTTCAATTCGACCTGATCGTGCCACTCAACGTCTTTCATCGAATTGCTGTCAAATGGCTCCGTCGGCCCGGCTGAAATTATCCTCGACAGCACGAAGTCTCGAAATTCTCCTCGATCTAGGCACCAGGCGCGCGCGTGCCAACGAAACCCATCAAAGGCCAAAGCATGTGGCGCTATCTTTCGCTTCCGCTTGCTGGTGAGAGATTGATACTCAACGCTGATACAACGCAGCTCTCTGATTGTCGCCAGGATCTGACGAAGAACATCTGGTGCCACTGTTCGCAACGCTGGCAGAACAGCCGCTGGTGGTGGGCTGCCGAACCACGTATCGCGCGCCGCCAATACGCTCGTCTGTATGGCATTTAGCTGGGCCAAATACTTGTCGGCCGACAAGGCGAGGAATTTTGCCTGAAACTTTGCTGTTGGCAGAAACGCCCGCTCGGCCGGGTCATACTCAATATTTCCGGGTGCCGCGGCTTCATAGGCTCGGAGATCGGCGGACGCTTGGGCCGCTGAGATCTCAAACCGCTCTTCAAGGTCATACCGGTTGATCCGGCCCTGCCAAAACACTCGCCACTCGATCAGCTCAAATCGGCGTGCGAGCTCCCATCGAACGTCAGTTCGGTTATCCATCGGAATTTAGCCCCTTGACCTGTCGGTTTTCTGATCTATATGTAGTCTACATACTGACGATTCGGCGTGACAATCACGCCGCTCCGAATCCTAACCAATTGAGGGAAAAAGAAAATGAGTCACTCTCCACACGGCCACCAGCATCCCCCTGAGCACGAGGTTCCCATCCTCGTCGACGGGCACCCCCGCAAGGTACGCCGCGGCCCCTGGATCGTGAAGGACCTTAAGGCTGCTGTCGGCGTCGACCCCGCCAAGGTTCTGGCCGAGATTACCCCCCAGGGCCTGAAGGACTTGGCCGACACCGCGACCATCGAGATCCACGAGGGATTGCGCTTCATGAGCCACGCCCGCAGCGGGGGAGCGAGCTGACATGGATACCGGCATGCCCCCGACGACACCGGCTCCCCCTGGGCCACCTGCCCCGCCTGAACTCGAACCAATCACCTGGATGTGCAGCGGCGGCGTCCACTACTTGGATGAAGGTGGGCGGCGCTACATTCACATGCATGGGCTTCACTTCTACGTCGACCAGGCTCCGCAAGAGATGGACGCCTTGCTAGCGATCAACTGGCCGAACCCCAGCTACCCGACGAGATTGTTTCTTCCCGCCAGTCTCGGCCATGGCCTCAATTGGCATGAGACCGCCTATATCCTCGGCCGCTCTTGGGTCACTTGGTCGTGGAAGGACGTTAAGGCGGACCAAGCCCCCGTCGCGATCCTCGCCGACCACTTGGCGGCTTTCCGATGACCCCCATCCTGCGCTGCCCCACACAGCTTCTTGACGAAATCCGCCGTGACCTTTCTCGGCCGCACGCTTTTGCGGCCGAGCGGGTCGGCTTCTTATCAGTCAGGCCCGCTGCCACGCGCCGGAGCTTGGTTCTTATTGTTGAAGCATATCACCCTGTTGCCGACGCGGATTACCTCAGGGACCGATCCGTCGGCGCGATGATGGGACCTGATGCAATACGCAAGGCGCTCGACATCGCGCTCTTACAGAATGTCGGCATGTTCCACATTCACATGCATGAGCACACCGGACGCCCTAGTTTCAGCCGCACGGATCTCCGTGAACAGGACAAGTTCGTTCTGGATTTCTTTAAAGTCTGCCCAACGATGCCCCACGGCGCCGTTGTACTTAGTCACGACCTCGCAGCCGGACGTGTGTGGATCAGCCCGAATGAGGTCGAGCCATTTGCAGAGCTAAATTTCATGGGCTCCCCGGCCACAATCCACGTCTTCTCACCAAATACCCCACCCGTCGATAACGGCACTGACTTCAGTCGCCAGAGCTTCCTTGGGCCACATTCCGATCAGCTCTTCGCCAACATTCGTGCGCTTGTGGTGGGCGCCGGGGGCGGCGGCTCGCCGATTTGCCAGCAACTCGCGCACATTGGCATAGGCAACATCCGAGTCGTTGATCCTCAGGAGATCGAGCCAAGCAACCTCAATCGCCTAGTCGGGGCGACTGCCCTCGACGTGAAGCGCAGAGCACCCAAAGTGGAGATCGCCGACCGACACATCCGCGATATTCGGCCATGGATTGAGGTGATGCCTAGGCAAAAGCCGTGGCAGGAAGCCGACGACTTGCTTATCGATGCCCATGTTGTTTTCGGCTGCGTCGACGGCTACCGGCAGCGCATGTACCTCGAAAGCGCCTGCCGACGTTATGGTGTGCCTTACATAGACATCGGTATGGACGTCACCAGGATTGCCGAGCAGCACTACGCCGTAGCTGGCCAGATGATCGCTTCGCTGCCTGGTCAGCCGTGCATGAAATGCCTTGGATTTCTCACCCAAGACCGGCTCGACCAAGAGGAGAATGATTATGGCGCCGCTGGCGGTGTTCCGCAGGTCATCTGGACCAACAGCACTCTCGCTTCATTGGCCGTCGGCACCTTCGTGCGCATGTTCACGCCGTGGTTTTCCTATGCGGCCTGCTATGAATGGCTCGAACTCGACGGCAATAGTCAGACAGTGTCCACAAGCCAGCAGCCACAATTCAATATTAAGGGACCTTGCCGGCATTTTCCGGCTAAGGATTTAGGCGACCCATTTTTCGACGTAACGACACTCAGCATTCAGCGCGACGTCTAGGTGGCTGAGCTTTGCAGCTATTGCGCCAGAAAGACTTTGACTGTGTTTGTTCGGCAACGTTGCTTCCGTGTCCACGTTTTGAACCCGCCCTGGCAAATAAGCCCGCATCTGCCCCGTCTCGTCCCGCTCGAAGTAACACAGCTTCACCTGCTACCGCATCGCATTGCCTCTTGTTTTCGGAATCCTCTCCGTCTGCGCCTGTCCTCCAAAGCGTTGGCGCAGGAGGAATAGTGGCAAAGGAAATGATCTAAACCACCCACCCCTTGTCCCGCTTCGGCAGCGTCCGCGCGCCGTCGCGCAGCTGCGCCAGACCGACCGCGAGATAGCGGAACGCATCCGCCCCGTGGCTCGACCAGTCATGGACGGGCCGCGCCCGATAGGCCCGGAGCTTCTCGTCATAATCGCGCCGGTAGTGGCGCAGCGCCGCGAGGCCGGCGGCGCAGGCGTCGCGGTCGAACCAGCAGCGCGGCAGCAGCAGCCGGGCCGCATTGACGCCGTCCTCGATCCGCAAGGCCGGCAGCACGCGGGCCCGGAGGCCCAGCGAGGCCAGCGTCTCGATCCGGCTCACGCCCGTGCCCAGCTCGCGCACCTCGGCGTCATGCGGCAACCAGTGCTCGCCATAGACGAACCCGCGTTGCTGCAGCACCCGGACGTAATGCTCGAGCCCCTCGCCCGAAGCCTCGTAATAGCCGACGAGCCGCACCTCGGCCCCTGCGGCCTGCGCGAACCAGATCGCGGTCGAATCGTCCATGCTGAGGTCCCAGGCGGTATGGACCGGCAGGCGCGGGTCGCAAGGCACCGCCGCGATCCTGCCCTCCGCCGCCGCCGCCTCGATCAGCCGGCCGTAATAGCTGCCGGCCGCCGCGGCCTCGAAGCTGCATTCGAACTCTTGCGCATATTCCTCGGGCGTCATGACGCGTCGCGCCGCCGCCAGCTCCTCGGCCTCGATGAGCCCGGTCTCGCTCGCGCGATGCAGCGCCGTGAACCAGTCCGGATCGAGGCGCGCCGCCTCGTAGATCTCGTGGAACCCGTTGCGGCCCTGGGGCGTGCCGATGAAGATCGCCCAGCCCTGTCGGTCGGCCAGCGCCGGGCGCACCACCTCGCCGAAGATGCGCGGCGCCATCTGGCCATATTCGTCGAACACGATCCCGTCGATATAGAGTCCGCGCAGCGCGTCGGGATTGTCGGCGCCGAGGAGCGCGATGCGCGCGCCGTTCGGCAGGTCGATGCGCAGCTCGCCCTCATGGCGCAGCGCCCCCGGGATCGGCCCGGTGAAATGCTTGAGATAGTCCCAGGCAACGGCCTTGGCCTGGCGATAGGACGGCGCCAGATAGGCGAAACGCGGCCGGGGCAACAGGCAGCTCGCTGCCGCGCGGATCAGATGATTGACGCAGAGCACCGTCTTGCCGAAGCGCCGATGGCAGACCACCACATTGAAGCGCCGCATCTGCTCGTGGAGCGCCTGCTGCATCGGCCTCGGCTCGTAAGGCAGCTCGATCAGCGGTCCTTCCGGTTCTCCGGCACCTGAGCCGTTCGCGGTTTCCCGGCTTCGCCCCTGGGTTTCTTCGCTGCGGCCGGTTTCTGGTTCTTCGAATCCATCCATGCGAGGCGAACGACCTGTTCCGATGCCGCGCGCTGGCCGGCCGTCCGCGCGGCGGCGCTTTCCTTCCCGGGCACGGCGCCGAGCGCCCAGTCGATGATGTTCATGGCCGCGGTGATGCGGGCGGCGGGCGGCGACGCCGTGTCCCGGGCGACGCCCGCCAGCGCCCGCATCGCCACGCGGCATCTGTTGCGGGCGAGCCGGCGCACATACTGCTCGTTGGATTCCGAGTCCGCCGTGGCGTCGCGCTGCCGGCGGGGCGGCGACCGGCGACTGTCATTCTCGGTCATCGACGACGCTCCGCCATGCCATAGAGCTGCGCCAGCGCGTCGAGTCCGAGGACGATGGCGCTGCGCTGCTGCGCATCGCGCCGCCCTTGCGCCGGATGGGCCATGGCGGCCCGGCGCCCCGGGCCTTGTGGCTCGAGGAACGACGGCCACTGGGCGAACACCGCGACGTTCTCGGTCGCCCGCGCCACCGTGGCACCTTCCCGGAGCAGCCGGCGCTTGCCGCGGAGATAGAGACGATGAGCCAGGGCGAGGAAATCCTCGTCGCTCTCGACCGGCACCGGCGCCGCGTTCATCGCGAGCTGCTCGTAATGCGCGTTGGTGCTGAGATGCGGCCAGCGCACCGCCTTGCGGTAGAGCCAGGCATAGTAGCGGCCGGCCTGGGCCTGCCAGGGTTCGATCATCGCCTTCGCGGCCATGAGCGCCAGCGGGTCCTCCGCCAGGGACGGATCGGCGCCACCCGCCCGCAGGGCGCGGTGGCGCTGCAGCTCGGGCGTGCCGGGATCGATCCGGGGCGGATGCTTGCGCGGCCGGCCGCGCCGGCGGGGAGTTTCCGTCATGCGCGAGACCGCTCCGCCCTATTCCAGCTCCTCCTCGTCGAGCCCCAGCGCCCAGCGCTTGGCCCATTCGATCAGCCAGAGGGCGCGCTCGGCGGTCATCTCGCTGTTGATCACCTCGAACGCACCGTCGGCGGTGACGCCAAGCCCGATCACATCCTCCCATTCGACCTTGGCGATCTCGGCCGCGGCCTGCTCGGGCTTCAGCGTATCGGACAGCGGGAAATCGACGACGGGTGACGACATGCGCTCTCCTCGGGATGACAGGGCTGTGGGAATGGCACGATCGGACGAACGAAGGCGATCGACGGCGTCCCGGGGCCCCGGAGCGAGCCGCCGGTCTGCCTGGGCGGCCGGATGCGGCCCGGCCTCGAAGCACATGGCCCGGCCTCCGTCAAAGGCGTCGAACGATTGCGGATGGATGAGCTGGCGAGACGGGTTCTGCGCCCGTTCCCCGCGAGCATACGCATTTCTACAAAAATCCTACCGCAAAGTCAAGTGATTTTGCGTTTGAAACTTATCCACAAGCCTGCTAAGAGGAAGCATGAGCGAAATTTCCGAAGCCGCCCGGCGGCTCAAGCAGTTGCGCGAGCGATCCGGGCTCTCCATGCGCCAGGTCGCCGATGCGCTCGGCTGGTCGCTGACCCGCTATCAGCATTACGAGGACCGCTACAAGCGGCGCTGGCTCCCGCTCGATCTGGCGCGCCAGCTCGGCGGCCTGTTCGAGAGCCGCGGCATCGACCCGCAGGAGCTCCTGGCGCTCGCGGGCCTCGAGGCGCCCGATCTTCCGGCCCCACGCATGGGCCCCGTCTCGGGGCCGGCCCTGAGTGCCCGCGACCTGGTGACGGCGCCGCCGGGCCTCGGCCGCGACTTGCCGGTGCTGGGCGCCGTCAAGGGCGGCTCGGAGGGTTTCTACTTCAACGAAGGCGAGGCCAAGGAATACGTGCTGCGGCCCACGGGCCTGCAGGGCGTTGCCAACGCCTTCGCGCTCTATGTCGATGGCGACAGCATGGAGCCCCGCTATTTCGCCGGCGAGATGCTCTATGTGAATCCCAACCGGCCGATCACCAAGGGCTGCTTCGTCGCGATCGAGCTCGCCGACGGCCAGGGCCTGATCAAGCAGTTCCTGCGCCGCAGCGACGACCTCATCGTGCTGCGCCAGTTCAACCCGCCCAAGGATCTCCGCCTCGCCGCCCGCGACGTGAAGCGCCTCTACCGCATCACCGGCTCCGCCGAGACGAGCTGATCGCGAGCGTTCTATCCCTTCCCCGTTCCCGGGGGAGGGTGAGGGAGGGAAAGGCACGACAAACACCTCACCCCCTCCCCTTGCGGGAGGGGGTAGGGGGAGGGGCGCGAGCGCTCGATCGTTGCTGCAGAATCTCTCTTGCCCAACATACGTCTTTTGCGTATAATCCGCCGCGAAAAACCACACGCCACCGCAACCCGCGAAACAGGGAGATCGGCCATGCCGAGAGGCTTCGTCGCGCGCGAGCTCAGCATCCTGGCTTATGCCAACGGCTTCACGCTCTGGCACTACCGCACCAACGACAAGCCCGAGCTCGTCCTGTCGACCGAATGCGGCAATCCCGACTACACCGGCTATTTCGCGCCCGCCTGCGATCTCCTGCGGCGCGGCGACCAGGTCATCGTCAGCTTCGGCGGCGGCCCCGAACCCGATCTCATGACGCTCATCGTCACCGAGGCCGTGCCTTGCGGCTACGTCACGGTCCGGCCGCTGGGCGGCGCCAAGCTGCCGGAATCCGTTCCCGCCCCCGTCGCCACTGCCGAATTCGCGCCGGCTGGATAG